GAGCTGGCTTTGATAAATTTAAAGGTTTAAGTCCAGGTCAACAATTTTTATTAGGTGGTGGAGCATTAGCAACAGCATTACCATTTTTTATGGGTGGTGGTGATGAAGAAGAAGAAGTTACAGAATCATTCTCAGTAACACCTAGTTCTATTACAGATATTGTATCACAAGCAAAAATGCGAGACCCTAGTTTAAGATTTTTACCACAGAACGCATACACACAAGCAGGCTTCTTTGGAGCTGCTGATGGTGGTATAGCAAGAATAGGTTTTAACAATGGTGGACTTTCTAAATATGAGATACTTTCGTTAAAAAATTTAGGTTATGATACTAAAGGTGGTACAGTTCTTAAACCTTTTGGTGGTCTTAATGTATTAAAAGATATTTTAAAAGTAAATAAATATGCTGATGGTGGTATGGCAAGAACAGGTTATGCTATGGGCGGACCAACTGAAGATGTTATGGTCGAGAATGTAGACACACAAGAAGTTGTATCTAACCCAGATCCAATGGCAGAATTAAATCTATTAGCTATAGAATTATTTGGTAAGCCTTTAAATAAATTAAACGAAACGGAAAAAGGACAACTACAACAATTAATTGAGAGCAGAATGCAGCAACAAGCAGGAGATAGAGTGATGGCAGAATCAGGTGGCATGATGGATTATATGTCTAGCGCTAACCCTATGGCAGAATCATATCTTATGGAAGACACAGACATAGTTAATATGTACAGACCTGGTGGTGAAAGACAAA